ATACATAGTGGATACTGTAAGAACGTACAGCATGCCTATTGATACAGGCGTTTCCATAGGCGTTATCTATCCATACACAGTGACTATTCAAGTTGCATATTTGATAGACGCGGGCTATAGGAGTAAACTGGCGTCTTGTCAAGTGTTATTTTGGAGTGTAGATCGCATGTCATTCGCAACGTCACAACCGCTAGTGAATAAGTTCTTAGGTACAGGCGATATCGCAACAGCGCTGCGCACGCATCTAACGAATACCGCAGGCAACAGAAACATCGCGAAATTAAAGCAGGTTGCGCGCGCTGTTGTCTTCACATCTACAACGCGCGTGCATCCAACACACCTTGCAACGAAGATGCGGCGTATCAACGCGCTTGTGCAGGATCTAATAAACTAATGCGTCGCGTTGTATCCAAATCGAAGAAAGTTGCGCAGCCGCTGCGCCTTTATCCGCATCAACAAGCTGTAGTTGACCACTACAAACTTGAACACGTGATGCGGTTTTTCCTTGCATGGCATCGACGCGCAGGTAAGGACGTATTCGGTTTGGATTTTGGGCGTGAACGTTTGTTAGAGCGTGTTGGATCGTATTGGCATTTGTTTCCTTATCACATTCAAGCGCGGCGAGCGATTTGGAAAGGAATTGACGCGAAAAACGGTGAACGTTTTATTGATCGTGCATTTCCTGAGTCAATGCGGGAGCATACAAACGACACAGAAATGTCTATCACGTTTAAGAATGGATCAACGTGGCAGATGCTTGGATCAGATAATTACGACAGATTGGTTGGTGCTAATCCTGCTGGTGTTGTGTTCTCTGAATATGCGTTGTGTGATCCTGCTGCATGGGATTACATCCGACCTATCCTTGTTGAAAACAAAGGATGGGCAATGTTCATTACAACTTTTCGCGCGAGAAATCACGCATGGCGGATGTATGAAACGCTTCGATCAAACCCAAATTGGTATGTTGATCTGCGCACTATTAATGATACTTGCCGCAATGATGGAAAGCCTATCGTCACGGCGGCGGATGTTGAAAAAGAAATCAAGGAAGGAATGAGCCGCAGTCTTGCGCAGCAAGAGTTTTATTGCGATCCAGACGCCGCGAATACAGGAACGATATTCGGCAAACAGTATCAACGTTTGATGCGCATTGAACCGAAAATCTGGGTTCCAAATAATCGCGTTGTGCGCGTTTCGTGGGGAATGCGTGATGAAGGTATTGCAGCGGTTGTCCATCAGGATGATTTTATTTTAGGCGCTAGCACGTTTTTAGAAAGAAACATTACTGATGCGGTTCAATCAATCGCGCAGCGATATCCTGTAAGCCCGTTAGTGCATTGTGGTGTGAATTTAGATCCATCTTTGTTTGCAGGGTTGGATGGTGATGGTGTGATATCAGTTCAGCAGCCGTCACAGCATATGCAAGACGGGCGCACGGCTGCGCTGTTGAATATTTGTAATGCAACGTCAGCAGCTAGAGAAACATTAGCGGATTTCTGCATGACTTATACGCCTTATCGTGAATCGCCGGACGAGTCTGCAATGACGCATCCTGCGTTGTCAGAGGCTTTAATGGTTATGCAACAGTCTGCTTTGTTTCGTAAGAAAGAATCGAAGCCTCTCAGTTACGCACAATATGATCGTGGAGTAATTTAATATGAATCGCGACGATGAAAAAGAGATGACACAAAATCTCAAGCGCATGTTAGTTCATTGCATCGGATTTGATGGTGATGAACTCGCACAGTCGCGGAAAGATTCGTATGATTATTATTTTCAGCGTCCGCGCGGGGATGAAGTTGTCGGCCGTAGTTCTATTGTGACCGGCGATTTGAGCGCAATGACTGAAGGCAATTTAGCGCTCATGACAGAACCGTTGTTAGATAAGCGCATTGCGGAGTTTTGCGCTTATGACGCAGCAGATGAAGAACAAGCAAACCTAGAATCTGACTGCGTGCAGGTGATGTTGTTCAAGCGTCAGAATGGGTTCATCGAACTAACAAGCGCAATTAAAGATGCGCTTCAACTTCGTAACGCGGTCATAAAAATTTATGTTGATACGCGCACACACAAAAAGAATATTACTCGTGCGAATGTCGATCCGATGGTTATTCATGAAGTGTTGGATAAGCTTGGGCAAGTTGATGTGCATTCGTATGATCCACAAACTAAGAAACTTAAAGCGACGTTGACTAAGACAACGCGCAAGTTTCGTGTTGAATCTCTCGCGCCTGAAAATTTCCTTTATCCTAAGGATTGGCATCGGCAGGATTTAGAGGATGTTCCGTTTTGTGCTGAAAGGCATGTTGAACCGCGCAGCGCGCTTATTGAAAGAGGATTTCCGCGCGGAAAAGTAAACAGGTTGAAGCGTTGGAATAATCCTTATCAGGCAGCAGCAGATGCACGGTTGCCGCGCAATGTTACGCCTAATAGTATGCCGTTTGACAAGTCGCAAGAACTTGTTGAATGGTATGAAGCGTATTTGAAGATGGATGATGGTGATGGTTCAAGCGAATTGCGGCGCGTATGTTTTAGCGATCAATATGTATTGGAAGATGAGCCGGCGGATTTAGTTTGTTATGCAACTGGTGTTGCAATCATCAATCCGCATACGTTCATGGGTATTTCCTTGTTCGATAAAATCAAATGGGTTCAAGATTCAACAACGGCGTTGACTCGCGCGTTGATGGACAATTTGAATGCTACAAATAAAAATAGAACTGCACACCTTGACGGTGTATGCGAGGAGCAAGATGTTACCGACGGACGCACAAATGGGAGCATACGTGTCAATCCTCAGCTTGTGCAGGATGTGCGGCAAGCAATCATGGCATTCGGTGTGCCAGACACGTCAGCAAACATTCTTTCAAATTTGGATCACTTTAGAAGCGTGCGAAGCGAATCCGGTGGTGCTGCCCTTGATTTGGCAACCGGGCAGATGCAACTAAATGATCGTGTCGGATCGCAAGGACTAGACCGCGCATATAGTGTGATGGAATCGTTGGCGTTGTTTATGACGCGGATCATCGCGAATACGCTGGTTAGAACGATGTATCTAATCGCGCATGAAACATTACGAACGCAATGGCATGAACCAATCATGTTTAAGCGCGGTAACAAATGGGTTGAAACAAATCCGTCTAAATGGCGTATGCGTGATGCTGTTGAAGTGAATCTTGGCAAGTCGCTTAATGAGCGTGCGCGCGAAAGTTCAGTATTTGAGCGGCTGATGGATCGTCAAGCGTTCTTAGCTGCAAATGGTATGGAGGAAGTATTAGTTGATGTGACTACGTATCATGCAGCGTTGGATGCGTGGTTGCGTGTCAACGATATTGAAAATCCAGAAAAGTATCAGATTGACCCGCGCAGTGATAAAGCGCAGCAGGCGTTGAAGGATAAAGCAATGCGCAATAAGCAGGCAGAACAAAAGCAAGATGCGTTGCTGAGTCAAGCGGTCGCGCTTGAGCAAGTGCGCACGGCGTTGAGTAAGTATCAGACTGACGTTAAGACGCAGTTTGATTATTACAATACTGTTATCAACGCGCAGATTGAGGAAGCGAAGATTACAGCAGGTGCGGTTATTGAGATTCGCAGGATACTTGCAACCGCTGCATCAGAGTCACAACGTTTAGCAGGTGAGGCGAAATCAAATGACACCGGACGAAAAGAAACGAGCAGCGAAGGGGTTGAATAGAAACCCCTTGCTAGAGGAATGCTTAGATAAAGCAATTCAAAATTGTTTTACAGCATGGCAGGCGTCAACGTCATCAGATGAACGTGAAACGCTACATTCTAGGGTCAAGGCAATTCAAATTGTGAGGAATGAAATTTATGCAGCCGTCAAATCCGCGCTCCGAGATGAGCAGCCAAACACCAACGCCTAGCGGCAATGGTAAAGGCGCAAATGTTCCTAACGGCAGAGGAAACGCGCCTGATGCAAATCAGCCTGCGTTGTATGAGGCGCGACCTGCGCGCAGTGAACGTAACAAGTCACAGCAGCAGTCACCGCAGTCGCGTCAACAGCAGTCACAACAGCAAATCGATGAACCGCGTCGATTGTCGTTGGCCGATTTGTTTTCGCAAAATGAGGAAGGCGAAATTACTAACGAAGATGAAAACGTTGGTGATGATCCTTCCAAACCTCCTGAGACATTGGAGGCGTTGAGTAAGCGGCTAGGCTTCAAGCCGGAACAAATCTACAATGTGAAAGTTCCTTTGTCTGATGGAGCGGAGCCGCTAACCATTGGACAGTTGAAAGATCGCATTGGCGAACTTGTTGACTTGGAAACACGCGAAACACAGTTTGAGCAGCGTCGCATGCGCTCGGAAGGTGAATTGTTGCGTTCTCAGGCGGAAATCCGTGAAATTCTTCAGCAGATTCCTAGAGAACATATCAAGCCGGAAGTTGTGAACAAGATTCGTCAACGTCACGAAGCCAACATGGCAATCGAACGGCGTATGACTCTTGAACACATCCCGGAATGGCGCGATGAAAAGCGCGCTGGTGAAGACTTGCAAGGCATGATTGATTTGTTAGGTGAATATGGTTTCGATGAAACATTCATCGGAACTGTTCACGATCATCGTGCAATCAAGTTTATCCGTGATATGTATTTGCGAGATAGACGGATTAAAGCAGCGCTCGCTAAAGTAACAACCCCTGAGAATAAGGGGCAACGTGGATCAGCGAAAACTAAAAAGGCGGCTGCGCGCCCGAATCAGCAACAGTCAACCCGTCGTAGTGGTGTGATGCCGGATCAACGTTCTCGCATTGCTGCATTATTCAACGATTGAACTTTGGAGTGATTTAGATGCTTGCATTTAGAATGTTACAAATGCTGACAGGCATGGCACCAAGCGTGATGAACGCTGCGCCGTCCGATTATTTGGACGTGTCAGACCTGAAGGCTGTCGCCGCTGGCGGCTTGGTCCGTGAGGATGTTCTTGATTCAATCTTTGATATCAGTGACATTCCTACGGTGTTCCTAGACATGATCGGTACGGACGGTTTCAAAAATCCGTATTCCGAATGGACTGAAGATAAACTTGCCGCACCAAGTCTCACGAATCGTCGTGTTTCTGGTAGCGACGTTGCAAGCACGGATAACGATGCAACAACCGCAAACGGTAAGCGTGTCGGCAATCATGCGCAGATCAGCACCAAAGAAGTGATGGTGACTGAACGCTCACAGAATGTTGATGTGATCGGTCGCAGTGATGAAATGGGTTATCAAACGTCACAACGTTTGATTGAACTACGTCGCGACGTTGAAGCGATTTGCACGAGTCAGGGTCAAGCGTCTGTACAGGATGACAACAACGCGACTCCCGGTCAGAGTGCAACGCTTGGATCGTGGATTACTACCAACAAGGATTTAGGTGTTGGTGGTGCGGTTCCAGGGTTTCAGACTGGAACGAAGCTTGTAACAGCACAAACGGCAGGCGCAGAACGCGCGTTGACGTTCGCGCTGATTCGTACACAGATTGAAAACGTTTATACATTGGGCGGGAATCCTTCCGTGCTGATGAGCGTTCCAGGTGTGACGAAACGCCTTGCAGAGTATTTGTTTACTACGCCAAACGCAGCAGCGCCAACGGCAAACGTGAATGGTACAGGCGCAGGTGTTGCGCAAGTATCGCAGGGTTATATCGATACGTTCAAAACGGACTTTGGTACGTTGATGCAGATTGTTCCTAACAGACTGCAACAGACGTATACGTCAATCGGTGCGGACCCTGATCCAGTGGTTGCAAACGTTTACGGCATCGATCCGCAGTATTGGCGGCTTGGGTTGCTGTACGGCTGGAAAGTTGAACCGCTCGCAAAACTCGGCTTGTCACATCGCAAGATGTTGCATGTCGATTGGATGCTGAAAGCATTCCTTGAGCGTGCAAACTTCCTCATCGCGGATATCGATCCGACGTTGGCTGTTACTGCAACTTGAGGTGATGTGATGGATACCGAGCGACGCGCTATTTTTGAATCGGTGAAACGTGTTCGAGATGGAAACGAAGCACATCGGCATGCGCCTTTCGCACGCCACACCATGCGCATTCCCATGCGCGATTGGTATGCACTGCGCAGATTAATTCCAGACTTAGAAGCGTATCACGATCCAGAAAGACAGCGCGTCGCTTGGGACTATTTCGAGCAGTCCGCATTTTCTGAACCGTATCGTGTGGGTCGCGTTGTTCGTGGCGTTGTTAAGAATGGAGTAATTCTCAAATGACTTACGAAGAATTAAAAGCTGCAATTCTTGGTGACACTCACCGCGAAGATTATGCGCCGCACATTGTGAGATTTATTCAGCAAGGTGAAGCGTTGATAAAGCTTAGCCTTGAAGGCTATTTTCTTGAGGCAACGATTGATGAAGATGATCGCATCGTTGATGCGGTCTACACGTTGCCGTCAAAGGTTACATTGATGCGGACAGTGTTATATAACAATTGTCCGCTTGACCAAGTTGATGAAACATTGATTGCGCAGTATCGAAACGTATCAGACGTTGTTGCATATTGCATGCGCGGCGGTACGTTAGTATTTGCAGGGATTCCAGCAGCGGATTCAGAATTTCAGCTGAATTACTTTGGCATGCCTGCGGCGTTAGTTGTTGACGCTGATACAAACAATCTTCTAAATGATTGTCCACAACTTTATATCGAAGCGGCGCAAGTCTACTTGTTCAAGCGTGCAAGGAATTTCGAAGCTGCAAGCGCAATGCTTCAAAGCGTTGCCTCTTACATCCGTGATATCAATCGTGCGATGAAAAAGAAACTTGGCGGCGGACAGTCTGCAAATGCGTATAACGTTTCTTTTCGGAGTAACTACTAATGGGTCTCGAAGCTGCAACATATATTCATCAACTAGATCCGAATAATCCTGTTGGTGGTGCTGATCCAAAGTCACAAGGTGACGATCATATCAAGTTGACGAAACTTACTTTGCAAAATACGTTTCCTAACGTAGAGGGTGAAGTAACTTCAAGTCATGCTGAGTTAAACATCCTAGATGGTGTTACAGCTACAGCAGCAGAATTAAATAAGATGGACGGCTTTACTGGCAGTCCAACCGATTTGAATAACATTCTGTCGCGTTTAGGCGGAGTGAAAATTGCGTTTTGTAGAGTCAACGCAAGCGGAACCGCTATTGACACCACGCAAGCAAACAAGAATATCACCAGCATCGCTCATGTTAATGGAAGCGGTGCCTATGTAATCGACTACACAGCGGCAGGTTTCACCCTGCCACCGATAATTAGTGTTATTGGTGTAAACGTTTTGTCGTCTCGTTTCTCAACTAACACGCCAACAGCAACCGCTGCAACGATTCAGTTGTATAACGATTCGACAATTTTGACGGATGGGTTGTTTTATTTCATAGCAGTCGGTGTTTAACAGCGGGAGTGATTTATGGAAGTTGCTGAGATATTGCAGTTGATTCAAGGTGGCGGTACGCCTGCACTGGTCATTTGCGCTTATTTTATTTGGAAGCTGGAGGCGCGTTTAGCACGCATCGAAAAAGCTTTTGAAATAGCCGCGCAGCATCTAACTGTTATTGTGAAGGATGTAACAAAATGAAAAAGATTCTGCGGCCAGTTGGCGGGCATATCTTAGATATCGAACCGCTAGAATTGTCCGAGCAAGTTTTATCACTTGCTCGCAATGTTCATATGCGACGCGGGTTCCCGTCGCGTATTCGTGGCCGCAGGTCTATATACACTGCGTTCCCAACAATTCCATATCATCTGTTGAATTTTGCATTGAATGATTTCAATTGGTGGTTGCTGTTTGGTGCAAGCAATATCTATGCAGTAGAAACAAGCAACGAATTTGATGTTTCTATTGCTAGTCAGATTGCAATTTCTGATCCATATGAATGGTCTAGCACGTTGTTAAACGGCATTCCTGTATTCACAAACGGGAAAAATGCGCCGCACTATTGGACTGGTGATGGTGGTGACGATGCAATCATTCTGCCGGGATGGCCAGCAGCAACGTTGTGCAAATTCATTGTGGCGTTTCGTTTTCATCTGTTTGCGTTAGATATAGATTCGCCAACAGGTGTTTTTAATAATTTGATTTTGTGGAGCAACGCAACGGAACCGGGCGCAATTCCTGATTCGTGGACGCCATCAGCAAGCAATGAAGCAGGATCAGCGTTCTTAGCTGATAGTCCGGGGCGTTGTGTTTCTGGTGTGCCATTAGGCACGCAGTTAATGATCTATAAGCCAACATCGTTCCATGCTGTTGAGTATGCAGGTCAACCGCCAGATAACATCTTTACCGTGCGTCCTGTTGTGCGTTCAACCGGATTGATTTCACCGCATGCATTAAAAACGATTGGTGTGCAGCAAGCTGTAGTCGGCAACGAAGATGTGGTGTTAACGGACGGAATAAACGTTCGAAGCATTGCGGATAATCGTATTAAACAAACATTGAAAAACAGCATTGATGAAGATAACTCACAAAACGTGTTTACGATCTATGACGATCATGCGCGCGAATTGTGGGTTTGTGTTCCTGAACCTGGGAGCCAGTTTGCAACGGTTGCGCACATTTGGGATGAGAGGCGCGATAATTGGGTTTCGCGTGATTTGAATGCAGTGAAGTATGGAACCGTTGGCTATGTCACAGACACAGCGCCGTCGCAGGTTTGGGATGATGATTCGCAGGTGTGGGATGATGATTTGAGTGTGTGGAATGAAGCGCAGCAAGGTGGTGCGCAAAAAGTTGTATTAGCTGAGAATGCAGCAATTTATGCGGAAGATGTGCCCGAATCTAATTTAGTTGATTCGGTGTTGCAACGCTTGGATCTAACATTCGATGATCCAGAACAACGCAAGGTAACGTCGCGTGTAATGATTGAAGGCAAAGGAAGCGGGCTATCAACGTTGTTTGTTAGATTAGGCGCGCGTAACTCAACAGATGATGCGTCAGGTGTTGTATGGGGCGCATATGTGCAGCGCAAAATTGAAGGCAATGAGTATGAAGTCACAGGAAGATTTATATCTGTTGAGGTGAGCAATAACACTTCAGCGGAGCCGTGGACAGTAACGCGCATCACGATTGAAGCAGAGTATGACGGTGAATTTTAATGGCGCTTCCTAGCAAATACGTCAAGCAACCGTTAGCAACACAGAACGGCGCGAAATACGCTGACGGCGAACTGCGCAAATTAGAAAAGGCAAACGCAACCTTATATGATTATACGGTTCCGCTTGCTGAATCTGTTTGGGCGTTTCAAGGGCAATATAACGAGTTCTTTAATTCAGGATACGTTGCATACGTTGGACCGAAAGGAACATTGAAGTTCAGCGGGCAAATGGTATTCGGAACAAACATTCCTAATCCTGCGGGAATTCCTAATCAGCCTGCATTGTTGTTAGGTGGTGCTGATGGGCCCGTGTTGTCTATGCTCTCAACAGATGAGCAAGTCCCAGGAAAAGACGGAATAGATTTAATCATCACTGCTGGCGCAACTGCTGTAAATGCAGGCAATGTGCAGACTGGCGGCGATTTGTTTCTATTAGGCGGCGGAGCGTTAGAAGGTGTTGGAGGCTTTGCGAAGCTTCAAGGTGGAACAAGCTTTGACGGTACAGGTGGGGATACAATCGTCAACGGATCTAATTCAACTAACGCAGGTGGGCCGCGTGGTAGTGTTTATATACAAGGTGGTGAGAATGGTAATGGTGGCGGCAATGTTGAAATCATTGCTACCGGCGGAACCGGAACTGATGGTGAAATCAAACTCAAGTTTAATTCAACATTGCTTTGGACGATCCCAAGTTCAGGCGCTGTTGTATTTGGAGCGGGTGCGCAATCATCCGGTGATACTCTCACATCGCAAGGTGTTGGCGGATTGCCGTTATGGGTAACGAAGGATAAAAACTCTGCGAAGACTACAACCACAACGCGGACTAGTACGGTAACGATTGCTGATGATCCGCATCTAGCAATCACGAGTGTTCCAACTGGCAGCTATCAGCTAAGCGCGTTTATCATGTTTGGCGGAACTGCTGCGGCTGGTATCAAGTTTCGCGTCAATACAAATTCTAATACAGGCAACTTTGCTGTTGATGGATTTGCGAACGGCATACAGGTTAGCGGCGGAGCGATTGCAGGCAATGCGGATTTCACAATAGGAGCGCTTGCAGGTGGAGCGATCACAGGATTCACCGCTACTGGTAACGCTGTTATTGCTGGTTCTACTTGGAATAAGACTGGCGGCGGCGTTGCTTTTGATAGCGCTATTTATTCCAACGGCAATACTAATAACAGTCGTATTAGCTGCTCACCTAATGCAACAACGCTTAGATTCTTAATCGGTCTAAGTACGTCGCAGGGTTTGCATGCGAGCATCACGCGGTCATTCTTTTTTAACAGTGACAACCATTGTTATATATTTGAAGGCGGCGGAAGTGTTCAGGACTTAGGAACGTTTATAACAAGTGACGTTTTTGAAATAACGTATGACGGCGCGAATGTGCGTTATTATAAGAACGGCGCTTTACAGCGTACAACCGCCACAACTGGCAATATGTATGCTGATTCATCTTTTGTTGATCCGGGCGCGCAGGCTGATAACGTGGTTTACGCAGTGTTCCAGTCAACAAACGATCAATGGGTACAGATAAACGGTTTGTTAGAAGTGTCGAGCAGCGGAAACGTTGCGATAGCATGGGCGCAGAATACGTCTGACGCTGGCGGAACATCTATATTGAAAGGGTTTTTGACTCTTAGGAGAATGTAACAATGAGCGGTTCATTAGGCGGCGGACGAAGCAAAAGCAACCAATCGTCAGAGTCTTACGGCTATAGCGGTTCGCAGCAGGCTTCAACGTCAACGCAAGATGTTTATCAAAGTGATATCTTTGCGCAGTTGTATGGTAATGCGTCAACAGCAGCAGGCGGAGCGGCTGCGAATGCTGGTCAACTACGTACAGCAGCGCAGCAACTTTTTACTGGAGGCAATCAATTCCTTGAACAACTTGGCGGCGATGCAGGGTCTGCTTATCTTGAAGACAGATTAAGCGCAAATAATCCGGTCCTAGAGCAGCAGATCACACAGCTGCAACAGGATACCGGGAGATTATTTCGTGAAGAACTTAATCCAGCAATCACGTCGCGAGCAGTTGCCGGTGGAACATTTGGCGGCGGTAGACAAGGCGTTGCGCAAGGATTGGCGGCGGAAAGCGCTGGCCGCTTATTCACTCAAGGCGCAACGGCGTTACGTGCGGGAGACGTTGCGAGCAGAGACGCGGTTGCACAATCAATTGCTACAAATTCGCTTCAGTCTGCGTCAACTGGATTAGGTGCATTGCCGTCACTGTTGGAAGTGCTGGAACGTGGAAACAATGCGGAGTTAGGTGTGTATGGTGGGCTGTCGCAAATACTTGGCGGGCCAACGACACTAACAACTGCACAGTCACTTGCTAAATCGTTTGGCGAGCAAACTGCTAGCAGCCGTGGAAGCAGCCGCGCGTGGAATTTCGATTCAAGCGCAAGCTTGATTTAGAGGAGTTAGCAAACATGGCAGAGGAAGTTACTGTTACTAGTGATCGGTCGCAGCCGTTCAAGCGTACTCAAGCGCCTATTGAACGTATTAAACCTTGGCAAACGGGGTTGTTATATGGTGGTGCTGCTGCTGCTGTTGGAGGCCCTATTGGTTTGCTGGCAGGTTTGTTTGCTGGCATTGCTCATAAGCGTGCGCAGGAAAGTTATTTAGATCGTGCTGCGCGTGACGCTTACAACATGAAATCTCAATACAGCAATGTTGACGATACAATCAATCAGGAAATCGAAATTGCTGATCCTGATGAAGCGCGCATTTTGAAAGATGCGCAAAGGACTGCGGCTGTCGGCTGGCAAATGCTGCAATCCGGTGATGAAAGCGGGCGCGAATTGATAATGCAAGCGCACGAGACAGCGCGGGGCGTTATGAATGCAGATATTCAAGCGCGCAAAGCGGAGCAAGCATCGCAGTTCAATACACAGCGCGGGCTTATCACAAGCGCAGCGCCAGCGTTGAGAGATCAATACTCGCAGGTGATATCACTTGCGCGTGATACAGATTCAAGAGCGCAACGTGTTCTTGAGTTAGTAGCTGATCCGACGTTTGATCCCGATAAACCGTTTAGTAAATCGGTGTTGACTGAACTTGTTTCCTCAAGTTTGGGTGGGTTGTTTAAGGAAGATCCTAACGGATTGCTCAATGGATTATCTGAACTTGGCAGCACTGGATCAGAAATCGGTTCAATCGTTGGAGCAATCGCAAGACTCGGCAAGTCTGTTGCTGATACAGATGAATTCAAAATTACGCGAGAGGAATACAACCGTATCGCGTTGAACATTCGTCAGGTCACGCAGCAGTATGGTGAGAAACGTTTGCAGGAAATATCACAGCAAGCGGAAGGCTTAGACGGATGGGCGCGACAGGTCGGTGCTATCCCTGAAGACTATAGCCTGCGTGATTATGTGAGCGGCGGAGTGCGTGAGCTAAGGGTTGCGCCTGCTATCAGCATTCCAAACATTCGACCAACAGATACGAAGCAGCAAACATCAGCAGTTAGGAGTGCGCCAGAATGGAAACCTCGCAGCAGCGGACCAATACAGCGGAACCGTCCGCAACTTCAGGCTCAACCGTTACAAACATTGACGCCACAGGACGATTGGGCGCGAGAACTGCTAGGGATTCCAACAGCACGCCAAAGACGGCCGACGAATTAATAGATACATTCGTCAAAGGATTTGATTTCTTCACTCGTGAGCAAATGCTAGAAGCAATTGATTCTGGCATGTTTGAAATTTATCAGCTAACGCCTGCCGCATGGGCGTTAGTTGAATTTGTCGAAACGCGATACGGCAAGACAATGAACATCTTGACGGTAGCAGGGTCGCGCGACGAATGGGAACCGGGGTGGATTTCTGTAGAAAAGATTGCGCGCGCTGAAGGCTGCAATATGATTTACAGTGTAGGGCATCCCGGTTGGAAACGTTTCATGGAGGAACGCGGGTTTGTAACGGAGCCCATGATGAAGATGATAAAGTTCATCGAATATCAGGAGGATTTATGATCGTTTCCATAAAACCAGGGGTTAGAGTGCGTGGGCTTTCAAATGAGATATTGTTAGCAATCATCATTGCTGAGTCTATCTATCGTGAAACGCAAGGACTGATGGTTATAACATCACTCACAGACGGTAAGCATAGTGTAGGATCATTGCACTATACGGGTGACGCGGTTGATCTTAGATTGCCGTCAACCGTAACGATTGACCAAGTTGTATTACAGTTGAAGTCTGCGCTTGGTAGCAGCTATGACGTGATACTTGAAACCGATCATATTCATGTCGAGTATGACCCAAAGAGGAAGATATAAAATGATTCCGTTCCCAAAGATTCATATTGCGGAAAGTGTGCTGAATCGCATCATGAATGCAGTTGAAGATGTGCAGCCAATGTTTCCTTCGTTCAACCCCGCGCCACCGATAACGGCAGATCCGGTTGCGCTTGGTCAGCAGATTGAGGAACAAACATCGACACCAGCAGCGCCGGTTGCGTTGCCTGATGATCCGATGGAAGCAGGCGCAGCCGTAGAAGGAATATTTGGCGGCAGTCCGCTTGCAGGCGCGGTTGACTCGTTGATGTAAAGAAAAACGCCCCGACTCACAATCGGGGCGTTTGTTTATAATTCCGGTCTACCGCCAACCGGATAACAAACATATCGCCACGCGCAGCCGTTACCCTTCCAATCAGGACTGCCGCTGCGCATGCGGTTAATCGCTTTCATCGAATGGTAATTTGCACTCCTCGCAATTGCTGCCTGCGCTGCGACGTGCGAACGCGTCAAGTGCCTCTTTTCTCTGTCCTTCAGATTCTGTAACGACATTGTTTGACTCCGCAATAACGTGTTCAGACATAGCGTCATGAAGCTTGGCCAATTCGGAATAACCTAAATCGTCGATTGTTCGCTTTGTCGCCCAATCGCGCAACCGGTATTCCTGAATGTTTGTTTTCGCGGCCAACACTCCAAGCATGCCGCGTTCATGTTGTTCAACAACAGCATCACGAATCATCGAAACCCATTTCATATAAGCCATCATGATACCGCTCCATAAAAGGCTGCATCACAATTGATGCAGCCGTTTTGCCATTTGCAGCCGTCGATTAGAACGGGTTGCGGTTGCCCTTCGCGCGTTTGACTGCGCACTTGAACAACTTAGGCGGCTGCGAGTCTTCATCCTTTGCTTCACCATAGCCGATGAACTGAATGTAAACTTCGTCGCCTTCGCGCGTATCATCAAACAACTGCGCGAGTCCACCAGAACGCCACACTGCAACGTCACCAATGTTTTTGTCGCTGACAACAAATGTTTCAGCGTCATACTCGTTTTTGGTTCCGCGACCAAAAGTCATTTCGGTGATTTCACCGCGCTTGCCGTTGATGATGGGATTGGCTTCATGATCCCATGTCGGCGCACGTTCAATAACTTCATAGCCTTCCGGCAACTGCACGGACTTGTTAGCAGTGCGTGTTGCAACTTTCTTCGCTTTACGAGATGCCATTTGATTTAACTCCTACAATGCACGCAAAAATTAGCGCCTGCGTGCGCGACGATTGGCGGACTTCCGCCGATACGTGGGAACGGTTTCAATATAACCGTTGTCAACAAGCCATTCAAACAAACGTGGAGCGCTATCAGGACTGCGCCTGCGCATGCGCTCAAAGTTTGGTAACTGCGCGAAACGCTCGCCGCGTTCACGCTTAGACGGACGGCCGCGTCCGCGTTTAGATCGTGTCGCCATGATAATAAACCTCAAAGGGATCAATGTTTCTAACCTTACGCCCTTGAATAACAAATTTGTTTGGATCGTCCCCTTGTTTCAGTGCGGTTTTTAACTTCAACGGTTTGTTAGTTTCGTAGTCTCGCAAATTAGAAACTAACATTTGTTCCATATCTGCTAACCGTCCTTGGAATCCATGTCGCGCGCACTTTAAAATGTGGCGCCCCTCAAAGATGGTTGAAGGATATGAATCATCGGTTTCAACATCGGAGTAAAAGATATACATCTTATTTCTAAACAAAGCCAAATCACCAAACCCTTCTGTAACGAATGATCCAATCGCTTTACTAACATCACCAACACAGCGACCGGGAGCAAATATTCCATCGGTAGCAGTGTGAAGCGCGCGGAATTTGTGTTCGTTAACGTGCATCACGCTGCGCGTATGTCCTGTAATCAAACTTGCAACAAACGGTTGATACAAACCGCCAGCGCGTTTGATCTTAACAAGCTTTCCGTCAACAAGCGTGAAATCCGGGCTGGTCTGAATGAATTTGCCTGTGAGAGCGTTTAACATGATTTTATACATGTAACGCATAACCGGATCAGTCGCTTCAGACTTCATCCGATAAAAGAAATCAACGAACGCCGCAAATGGTGAATATCCATCCTCACCGGTTTGATCGTATAGATAACCGTTGATGTGAGATAAATGTAATTCCTCACTATCTAACGCCTGATTCAGTTCATATCCGCTAACCCATGTATCAGAAAACTTTCCTGCAAGCGGTTTGAAGTTGTGGTTAAACAAAGCAGGCCAGTCGCATTCATCAGCGCGCCCCGATATTTTATAAACGCCCAAATCCTCAACGTGTTTAACTCCGCGCGGGCTTTTTGTTTTATATGCTTTGTATCCATCCTCATTCGAGAACGATGGAAATTCCTTCATCGCTCTAGGATAAGCGCTCTTTAAGTCGAGCGATGTTACATTGACATGCCATGCGGGCGCGGCTTTAGGTCGCACGCGGTTCACTCCACCATGATAACTAGCAGCAGCGCCAGCCATCCATTCAATCATTGGCGGTTGCCAAATATCACTTTTCATATAGTGCTTACGGAAAACCGCAGCAGCCATTGATGCAAGCGAGATTTGCGGAGTTATATCTAATTCTTCATGAAATTTTTCAACCGCAATTCCAAGGTGATAAGCAACAACAGCATCACGCATGGCGTATTCAACGAATTCATCATCGTTAGCAGCAAACATCACTTGTCCCAAGCCTTCAGGACGTTTTAACTTTGGCAGATCAGGGCAAACAAGTGCGCCCGCTTTTTCTAGTGATGTTTGAAACCATAGCATCGAATCAACTAATTCAATGTATCTTTCGCCGTCATCAAAGACTGCAAACACGGGCTTAGAATATCGGCCGTGAATTTCCCAGTTACCGATTCTAATATCAATATTTCCATCACGCATTTTTGCGCGTTCTTCCCAAAGAGCGCTCAACATATCAAATTCCAAATTGTGTCCATACATTCGATATCTGCCGGGGCGCAATTTCTCAATCTGTTTTACAAAGATATCTATTGCGCGGCGTTTGCCAATAAACACGCAGCCATTAAAGCGTTTTGAATACTCACCGCCATAGAATTGCAAGGTTATCGGTGGACCCTGCAACGTTTCACTATCAAATCCTAAAACCTGGATTTGTTGCCGTTTAAGATTTCGTGCTTTTGTGTGACGCACGCTTACTCTTTCCGGGATTAAATGAGATCCGAACACAGCGCACTCCAGCGGTATCTATAGCAACGAACAAATCACCAGTGCGAATAGGTGTGATGCGGATAGTAGTTGTAGACCAACCATAAACACCGTGCCAATTAGGACCGGAATTGTCGTTGAGTTCATCAATTGCAGAGTGCGCAATTTCTCGCCAATCTTCATAGCTATGCGGTTCATCTGTCCCCCCGTACACATAAAACGTGCTGAGTGTGTAAAGATCATCATCAACCGTATAGATATAAAGGCATACAGCGTTGTGCCATTCATCAACAGCGCGCGCAGGATGCTTCTCATCTGCTGACAAAAATCCGTCTTTGTTTCTGTGAAGACTGCGCACTAAGCGGTCAAGCAATAGTGCGCCGTCATCAGTCACCAATTCATCATATTCAGCGATTGCGTCCATCAATCATCATCCGTCGATTCCTTCGTCGCAAACAGATTCGGAACTTTCGTCCGCGCCATCGTCAACGCTTTGTTGTGATCCGCTGTCGCTTCCTTCAGTTCTCTTTGCGCCGCTGTCAGCCGCGCGCCTGCGCGGTCTAGGTTTTCTAGCGCGTCGATTTGTTCCTTTGTCATTTGCTTTATCCTCCTGTTGCCAGTGCAACGTCCAAAGTTTGCGGAAAGCTTCAGGCAGATTTCCATCAGCTTCCCAACGTGCAACGGACGGTTGTGTAGAACACAAGATAACCGCCGTTTGAACTTGAGATAAGCCGCGCATCTTGCGAGCGGCTTTCAAGTCGAATGCTGCAAGTGATCGTCGCGGCATCTAATCAATCCTCTAAAAAGAAAAGGCCCACGTCTTAGGTGGGCCAAAGAACGCGAGGGGGATTCGCGTTACAGAGAGAACTTAACTCGCTTGGAAGTCTTCGCGGCAGGCTTGGTCAAACCCAACACGATGCGATCAAATTTCGGCTTGAGTTCATCGATGATCTTTTTGGCCTGATCTGCGTCCCATGCGTAAGAGGTGATATCACAAACGTTTTCAAGATTGGACAGTGCGCGCGACGCGGCATCGGTGCGGACGCTAGCAACTTCTTTGAAGCGCACAAGCTTCAGCTTCGAATGCGCAACGCTCTTTTCCTGATCGCTAGCAGCATTCTTGACAGCGGCGAGCGCGGCTTTACGAGCGGCGGACATTTCTTTCTTCGCGCGTGCTTTCTTGGATTCAGCCATGTTTGCAAAACTCCTAACAGATATGAATTGCGGGATTGCAATCCAGTCTGCACGCTCTTTCGAACGTGCAGAGTGCATCACTCAGACCGCATGAAACGTTCAGCAAACAAGTTGAAAGCCTGTTGCGACTGCGAGCCGGGAGACACGTTCATCGCAGTATTACTGCGCAACGCTTGTTCGTTGATCTGCCCCCACAT